GTCCTGTATTCATGGTCGAATTCAAAGAGGAGTGATTCTTCGTCACCACCTAACCCTTGCCAGTCACCTGTGAAGGTAGGTCTTACAATTTCCTCAAAGGTGTCGTTGAGTAGTGTATTCTTCACACTATCGTTAAGGTAATAAGGACTGATTGAACCTGTAGGCATAGGTAATGGTGTAATCTTCTCTGTAGGGAATGACTCTAACCACTTTTGAAACCCTTCGTCGCCTGGATATTGACTTTGAATACCTTCGGGGTCTTTGAGGAATTCTTCTCTTAACCATTCCCAACCACCTTGGGTGAAACCTAAGAATGCATGTGAATAGGTCGTTCCTGTATCACTTGACTCTGACGACCACCAGTTAGGGGCTTGTTGTGTGAATACAGTCATATTCTCTGCAATAGAGGTTGTTTCTTCGGGTGTAAAGGTATAATGTGTTTCGTTGGTGGTTCCTGCGTCAGGCACACCAGCTGCAACATGATTTGCACAAAAGTCTCTACAGATTAAACGTGGGTCTAATACGAGAGTTTTGGTTCCTGTCCCAAACTTCTCAGAATCAAATAAATCTAACTTCCTATACGCAGGGTCGGTTATTTTATCTACAGTGGGTTGACTAAAGAATGGTAATACACGTATCTTATCCGTCTCAGGCAAACCAGTAGGGTCGTCTGTATAGATATTCATTCTTGCAAGTGCGATACCGTCTTCATTAGGTTTAGTGATACGGTGTCTTTGCACCCCTTTCCAAAACTCTTTGACTTGGTCGGTGGTGACTTCGTTATCTTTAGTCTTAACGACTATTATTTCCATAGGCATAATATATTTCTCCTAATAATCCTATATTTCAACTTCTTCGCATTCGTGCAATATCGATTGCATGTTCTTTATCCTCTTCGAAGATAGGAACCATGTTCGATTTGTGCATGGTTGCGATTCCTAATAATTTACGTTCCCCTGTATATTGCATAGGTTCTTTACGTGGTGTGATATCACCTGTATGTGTCCCTACCCAACTTGGAATCGTATCCTCAACCTCTTGCAACACTTTATCATAGATAAGTTGTTGTTCTGCAATTAGTTGTTTATATTTAGTGGATTTTTTTGGTCTGTTAAATGCATTCGTCTTACGTTTTTTCCCGTGTGGGGAATAACGAATACTAGAACTGAGATTTAAAAAACCCATACATTAAGTATACTCGGTGTATGGGTTTTTGTCAAGTGATTTATGAAACTAATTTTACTACTTTATGTAGTCTTCCAGCTTTCATTAACTTATTGAATTTGTCTGCTTGCGTCCTAAGATACGAGGCAGACAATGATGCAAAATTACGCATTTTTATCTCCTGTTGTTGTTGAAACGTTCCGTCAGCTGCACTTCGGTATTTTACCTACTTAGTCTTTGTGACTTAATTGTTTCGTTTATATGTCATTTGTGTGACACAATAGTATTTATACAAATACAAAATTGGTGCTGGATAGAGGTTATGCTCCCCTTACTAATGATTACAAGTCAATTGTTATACTGATTTAACTAATCCAGCAAATTTGGCGGAAAAGATGAGATTCGAACTCATGAAAGGCTACTAACCTTTGCTGGTTTTCAAGACCAGTGCATTCAACCACTCTGCCACTTTTCCTATAAATTAAAAGTTATACAACAATGAGAAATATACTTTCTCTGCACTCTCTCTGAATGAGTAAACTTCTAACTGTTCTGTCCTACCTACGGTAAGAATGGTAGATATACCATTGTCAAAAGATTTACTAAATCTTAATTGTGCATAATCGTTGTCTTCGTCATGATATCCATATATCACTTCAGTATCTACGAAATCTATAAATGGTAATAGATAAGACAACTCTGCAAAAGTGTCGTCATTGTCTATGTTTTCATATAGATAACCACTGAAGTTATTGACTGATACACCAATATACATTTCCTCTGACTCTTCTATGAGTTCGTCAAAGTTGTATTGGATTATACCTAAGTCAACTGATACATTTTGTGTCAATGCAAATGCAAATCCCACATAATAATCATACTCATATGAGACTATGTCACCGAAGTCAACTTCGGAAGCCCATATACCTGTATAGAATCCATTAGATTCTGCTTCTAGTGATAAAGATAATGCACCACTCTCTGTAGTTTGGTTCACACCTCTAAACACATAGTCACTGGAATATCCAATATGACCACTTATATCTGCAAATGCAGACGTTGATACTAACATTAGTATCGCTATCACTTTATTCATAATTACTCCTTTTAAAGTGGTGTGGAGCATACTGGGTTCGAACCAGTGACCTCCTGCTTGCAAAGCAGGCGTTCTCCCAACTGAACTAATGCCCCCTGTCTAATCTACTCGTTATTATTAATATTAACTTTAGATTTTCTTTTTGATTTGTAGACTTTCTTTTTTGACTCGTCTACATTAGGTGTGGATTTGTCATCTGCAACAAAACGACCTTTCTCGTCTCTTGCTCTGACCCATTCAAATCCTAACCAGTCTGTAAATTTATCCCAAAATGCCATTTGGTTCCTCCTTCTTAATGAAGATTACTTTATCCAAACCTAACTTATTTCGTCTATCAAATTCTACTCTGATTTTACGTTTAAGTTTTGGTTGGGTTCCCTCGTTGTTGAATTTGTCTATGAGTGTCTTTATAGATTGACACTTCATATACTCATGAACAACTGTGACTTTTTTTGTTCCCCTGTCGACTTGTTTACTAGTCTTACCGAATTTAATTGGCATTTCTTTTCTCCTCATAATATTTCAAACTACACTCTGGCCCACAAAACACTTTTACTGGTCTTGATTCGTTTTGTGCAGTATGATATTTAACATCTTCTACTTTTATAGAATCCTTACAAACATAACATAAAACACTATAGGGGTGAAGAGTCATTATTTTTCAATAGTAGCTGTTTCAAATGTTTCAAACTTACCGAACCATATACACAATGTGAACCTCACTCCTTTCGAAATTGGTTCAACACTATGAAATGTTTTAGTGTTATTATTAAATGCAATCATAGTTCCTCTCTTGCATTTTAACATATGTCCATTGACCATTAATTCACCACCTTGAAATTCATCATTCAATGTGAAGATTATGGTTCCTGTATCTCTACCGTCTGCATCGTCCTTATGTGTAGGAAAGAATGTTCCAGTAGGATATTCCTGTATGGTCATGTAATTGATACCTTCATAATCATCATTCTTAGGCATGAAGTTATCAACAATTTCTGTAATTATATTGAATGAACTAGATGATTGTGGAATAACACATATCTTTCTATTGTCTTCTGTTGCATATTTCCATGGTATATTACCTTCTAAGAGTTTCTCATTCTCAGGCATGACTGAGTTCTTTTCGTCAATTTTAACCTTTGATAGACTCACCTTCTGATATTCCATCATAATCAAATCACAATCTTGTGGACTCAAACATTCGTCTGCAATCATTATTAACTGACCACTCTCTTCATGGTGTTGTAATGGACGAGCTACATTGACCCTACCGTCATCAAGTGTCGGGTGTATTACTCCTTTTAACTCAGGCATTCCTACTCCTTTGGATTGGGTGGAAGAAATTCACTTGTGAAAATCTCCACTTGTCGTCCTTATATGTATTATAGTCATTTATATATGCACCATGCAATCTGTTGCCTGGGAATATGACACACCTATTGAATTTGTGTTCTAATACTCTGTCCAATACAAAATCCTCTTCTACTGGATAGAGTAATGATTCCTGTTCATTGTTTGTAATCCATGTTCCTTCATAGACTGCAGTTCCCCCGTCCTCTTCTTTATCCAAATAAACTAACATGTTGAGTGTGGACAAATGGTCGGGTGTTTCAAATGCAGAATCTATATGTGGGTAGTGTTGCAGTGTAGTGTCAAATTGGTCTATTGTTTGAAAACAATTTACTTCGAAAACTCTTGAGAAATCATAATCAAATTTCCACCAATGTTGTCTACAGATATTTAAGATTCTATCTATACCATTATAGTATAATCTTGTTGGGTGTCCTATCTTATCTACAACTCTGCAATCATTGTATTCGATACCATTTTTACTATTTCTCTCTGTTGAGTATTTCCACAATGGATAATCAGTATTTGAAAGATACTTGTATATCTCTTCGGGATTCTCATAAAAGTTATCTATAGTAATTGCAAAACCGTCATATTTCACTTCCCATTCTGCAGATTGTTTTAGTAGGTTGTCCCATGCAAATACTTTACTCATTTTCACTCCTTAGTAAACTGTAGTCAAAATCCCTACCTGTAGTGTTAGTGTGTAATTCCATATTATGAAATAGATTAAATGATATTGTAATCCTCTCATAATTTTGGTCTTCACTTTGGGTTTTAGGAACCATGTGATATAGATATGAAGGCCACATCAAGAACTCACCTATTGTAGGGTGAACAAAATATTCTTGTGTTGACATACCGTGTCCATTTCTGATTATGTTATTGTATCCTTGTTCATTGTTATAATTCATATCATTTCCCCGAGTGAACATTGCAGCTGCTGGATTCGGATTAGTAAATTTTATAGGGGTTGTGGACTCGTCTACCTTTACATAGTAAGTTCCACTCATAAGACATCTAGGGTGATTATGAACGTCATGCATATGTGGTTCTGTATACCTGTTTATCCATGCAAAGAAATGAATGTCATTTCTAGTCAACAATGTCATATCTTCATTCATACTTTTCATATACCAATCTGCATAGGTGTCTTTAACTATATCAGATAAGTCTTTAAACCATTCAAGTGAGTGTGTATGTTCTTGTGCGTCTTTACAAAAGTAAGTTGTGTAATTGGTCTGCACGTCCTCACCTCTACTCACATATTCCTGTATTATCTCACGACATGATTGTGCAACCATAGAATGATTAAGAGGTAGATTACCCCTTAACATAGGAATGGGAAATAGTCCTAATTCTTTTGATGGAGCTGGACTAAAGGGTGTTTCGTTAATTGGTTTTGTCATTCTTTTTCACACCAACACCTACTCCTTTCTCTCCATTAGGCATTGTCACATTTCTATAATAAATTACAACTTCTCCAAGTTGTTTGATATAACGTTTAAGTTCTTGCATGTCTTCCGCCATGACTTTGTAATCACCAATAGTGGTTGCAACAAATAGGATTTCTCCATTGTTCTGTTTTTTCATCTCGTCCATAAATTGGTCAAGATAAGTATATCCAACTGGCCATTCGGGATTCTCTCTCTCGTCCAATTCGCAAGTCTTTGGTCTAGTTGTTTGATGTGTTCCATCTTCATTGACAATATGTTCACCATTCTCATCAAGTTTCATAACTTTCTGACATGGATTGACTATCTTTGCTTCAGATACCACAAACCATTTTGGTGCAGTTAGTTCTACTGGTCTAGGTAAGTCGGGTTGCATGATATCAATCTGTATCGGTTTTGATACGATTTCTACATTCCTCGCAGGAATCAGTGAACAACCACTAATCAGTAGTGTCAGGCACACTAAGTTTATAAAGTTCTTTTGTGTCATTTTCTAGTCCCTCCATTACTTCCTCACTTCCATTGTTAAATCTTATTTCGATAAGACCTGGCTTTTTCAATGCAAGTAAATCTAGGTTGTGTCTTGAAAAAATAGAGAGATACTCTGCTTTTTCGGCTTCTGCTTCTGCAGCTTTTCTAGTCATTTGTAAAAGAGATTGACCTTGTCTTTCAAAGTTCTCTTTTATTGCTTCGATAGCTTGTTTTTGTTCTTCTACTGCATATTCCAATTTCTGATTATTTGCAGTGAGTGTTTGGTTCTGATTATAAAGATACCAACTACTTAATCCGAGAACAAGGATTAGTGTGATTAACATCTGTTGCATTATCCTTCATACTCCTCAATGATATAGTTCAGACCGCCTGAACTTCTATACTCTACTATTTTACCATCATCGTCCCGAAATTTCAAGTGCTTTTCTTTCTGAATTAACACTTTTCTTGTAATAAACACTCTGTCGTCTGAATCACCATATACTGAATTGAATGATACAGTGACCTTATATCGTGATGTGAACCATTGTTTAAATTTTTCAACAATCCATTTACCAGCAACTGCTGAGTAATAGGGGATAGCCTTGATAAAATTCCATATTTTCTTTAACATGGTAATATATAGGTGAATTCTAAGAGAAGAATTTCTCTCTTTGGGATTTTGGTATTTTAAAGTTCTTGTATTCCTTCATAAGGTCAGAACCTTTTACAAATTTGACTCTGACTGTAGGAAAATCTATTATATCACATGCAATGTAAGTTATGTCTTTACAGTGTTCTGTTGCAACTTCCTCATTGATACTTCTACTCCCACCAATCATATTAGAAGGTGCAAATGCAAGACCACCTTTAGTGAAACACTTTTGGTCATATAGATTTCCTTCTTCGTCAATATGGTCATATCCCTTTCCATCTACGAATGTGAGTTTAGGATACCATATCTCTAATTGACGTTCTAAGAAGTGTGAAGCAAGTCTCCCGTCTTTTAGGATATCATGTATAGCTTCTTGGGTTAGGTCTCCAAAAGAGACGTTTTGTATCTCGTATGTGTCTACCATTATGCAACTAAGTTCTTATTGTATTCCCTCAAGTCCTCGATTTCCTCAATCAAGTCCTCTGCACTACCTCTCCACGTTGGGTGGTCGGGTGTGTTAAAAGGTGAATCAATCACTTCAATGTTGGTGATATAATCAAAAGAACCACTCAGACCATTCAGTCTGTTGACGTGTTTCATGACCAAAGCTGCAACACTAGCTTCAGTGAGTGAAGGGGAATTGTAATAAGAGTGTTCACCCTCACCAAATGCATCTTCCTCAAAGACCAGTTTGTCCACGTGGAATCCAATCACATACTCGGAACCACCCTTGAACTTATGGAAGTTCGTTCCATACTCCTCAAGATTCTGAGTGTTGACCACATACCACCTTGCAGTCCCATCTTTAATTCTATCTAATCCCATACTATTCTCCTTTTCTAAGTTCTTTTAATTGATTGATTGTATTTTCTGCACTAGTGTGTAAAATACCAATCCCACCATGTTTTTCCCATGCATCAAGGTTCTTTTGTCTGTCGTCAATAAGGACACTCCCTTTGATTGCAAACATACCTTTTTGACTACCAGTCATAGTGCAAGTGACAACAACACTTGGACTGACATATTCTCTAATCCACTCGTTCTTATCGAACACTACTAATTCTCTGTTGACTACACCAGCTGCAGTTAGGATTTCCCAAGGAAGTCCAGTGTGTCTGACATATGCAATCAAGTCATACATATCAGGCATAGGTGGTAAGTTTCTGAACAATCTTTTGTTGGTCAACTCTTCTTTTCTTTCGTCATAGTCATTGTGACCAGCGTCTGTGTTAGGGAATTCTCTCCCTGTCAATTTTTCAACACCAGTGTTGAAATCTGCTAATACTCCGTCCATATCAACGAAGATTCTTTTTATTACTTTATTTTCCATACTGTTAGTATACCAAAAAGTTGACCCCATTGTCAAGCTTTATCGTATTCTCCTTAATCTTTTGTTTTTTCATTATAGACATAGTATAACAAAAAGTGACACCTATTGTCAAGCTTTGTTTAGTCTATTTTTAGGGTTTTTTCGAGGGTATATGCTTCGTTTTCGTCTAAGATTCCGTCTGTAATGACTTGTCTTAAATGCACCATTTCGTGTGCAAGTGTCACATATCTTTCTGAGTCATATTTGATATAGATATCAATATGGGTTTCGTCTTTAAAATAACGAGGGAATTCTATGATTCCCTTTTGTTTGAATGAGGGTGGAAGTCTTTTTATGTATACAGTGACATTTTGTTCATCTGCAATATCCAACTGTTCTGCAAGACTGATAGCTTTGTCTAACATTTTGTTGTCCTTGCAGTAGATTTCCACTATTCTTCCTCTTCTATCTCTTCTCTAGTGTCTTCGTCCATATCTGCACCACAAAATGGACAGTAATCTAATTCATATTGGTGTGAATCCATGTTGTGATACACTTCACACTCTGATTTACATGATTGACAATACAATCTGAATGCAAACTCTTCCATTATTCCTCCTTTGGAATATATTCGTCTTCTGCTTTACCCGTCTGAACCATTACAAGTTTGTATATGTTCTCAAAACTCTTCTTCTTCCCATCAAGTGTTGCATACGGAAGTGGGTGTTTTGCTTCGGGTTGATAGAAATCTAATCCAGCAGTCAATACTCTGACTTCTTGATACATTCTATCTATGTTTTTAAATAAGTGTTCCCACCTTCTATCTATTACTGTTTGTTTGTGAGGTGGATTCAGATACAAACGGTAGGTTTTCATTAGCTACGTGATTTTATATCTTCAACCACTGCTTCCATTTCTTGATAACCACCAATTTTTTGGTCGTCAAATATCACTTGAGGGAATGTTCTTGCAGTTGGAAATAATTCTTTCATTTCCTCTGCAGTAAAATCAGTTTCTAAAGATTTATATTCAAAATCATACCCTTCTCTTTCTGCAAGTGCTTTTGCTTTGTCACAATATGGACAATTTGGTTTACCATAAATTACAAATTTCATTTTAACTCCTGTTGTATAAATTTACCGATTGTTTCTCTCATACTAAATGTGTCTCCCTTGACTTTCTTGCAGTTCTAGTTTTACCATTTTTAGTTCTATAAGGTTTTGTAAGACCTTTAGTTCCTTCTAAATTTCTCACTAATAAACCATAAATGGCTACAAGTGATAACATTGCAATTGAAAATAATAATACTAGTTCCATCATAGTTTAAAGTCCTCAAATGTAGAATCATCTACGTCTTGTTTAATACCACCAATAAGATAGGATTCAATCTCCGTCTCTTGTGGTGCGTTCTGAAGTCCTCTACTGTTGAACCAGTGTTGAGTCCATGGTAAAGGGTTATTTGCACTTGAGATATCATATATAGGGTTCAATCCTAATGCACGTAATCTCTTGTTTGCAATAAATTCTATGTATTGACTCAACAATGGAACACTTAGTCCAATCATTGACCCGTCCTTGAATAAGAACTCTGCCCAATCTTTCTCTTGTTGAACTGAGTCCTCATATAATTCATATACCTCTTTTTCACAATCTTTCATTACTTTGTTCATAAGTTTATCATTCTCATGATTCTTATAAGCTTTGAGTATGTGTTGTGATACTGCAAGGTGTTGTGATTCGTCTCTTGCAATGAAAGAAATAATCTTTGCACTTCCTTCCATAAGTTTGAGTTCTCCGAATCCGAATGAACATGCAAAGGATACAAAGAATCTAATTCCTTCCAGTATGTTTACACTTATAAGTGCGAGATATAATGCTTTATAAAGGTCATAGTCGTCAACCTTTAATCCTAGTAATCTTCTACGACCAAGTGCAATGAACTCGTCATACTTTTCAGTGACCATTTCTGCACGTTTTACGATTGCTTCTTCGTCTAGTATAGTGTCAAAGATATCACTTGGGTTTGCATATACATTCTTAATGATATGTGTATAAGACCTACTGTGTATGGTCTCCATGAAGTCCCATGTGATAATACAAGACTCAAGTTCAGGCAAAGTCACAAACGGTAAAAATGCTATGGATGGAGCTCTACCTTGAACTGAGTCGAGTAAGGTTTGATACCTCAAATTAGAGGTAAATATGTGTTTTTGTGCAACGGTTAATTGTTGATAATCACTTCTATCTTTTTGAAGAGACACTTCCTCGGGTCTCCAAAAGAATCCTAATTGTGTTTGAGTAAGTTTATCAAATATAGGATACTTGAACTCGTCAAATCTTTGAGTATTCAATTCTTCACCGAAGAACATTTTGTTCTTTGTGAAATCTACTTTGTTCTTATTAAATACTGTCATTTTTTCTTCTTTTCCATAGTTTCCATTCCACCATAATTATTGCAAAACTCAGACCTATTTCCAAATTTTCTACTTTCGTAATCCTCATGGAATTCTTGATATCTTTCTTGTAGTTCTCTAGGTTTTGGTGTGTGTTGTGAATGATATCTACTAACTCTACCGTCAAATTCTAAAACCATAGGTGCAATGAAAGTCTGAGGATTTACTTCTGTGTCCATTCCACTCCAAGTAGAACTTGGAATGTTTCTCATATAACCTTCTCTATTATAGAAATGTGCAAAAACATGATAACTATATTCACCAACTAAAAAGTCTCTCCAGTGCATCACATTAGGCCCTTGATATAGTAATACATCACCAACCTCTAATTCTACACAAACTGATTCTCTTTTTCTATTTGAAATTCCTTGTGTTTGTTGAAATGCCTTTTCGGGTTCATCATTATCAACCCAATTCTGAGAATTATCTAACCATATCTTCCATGGTTTTTTATCATCTGTTTGATAATCCAAACATGTTGTTATTGATATCTCACATGAAGGTCTATCTCTATGTGACTTTAAGTATGCACCCCTTTCATATTTTCTACAATATGCATATGTCTCACCCAAATTTAAGTCAAGAACATTCTTGAGCTTATCCTTGAGATATCTATTTAGTGCAATTCCCATTGGAGAACCTGATTCACCGTGTGATTTATTTAAAGAACTTTTTGGTGAGTTCCAAGTTATTTCATGTTCATGTCTAAAGAAAACATCAAATGCTTGTTTGTTATGTTCAATCACTTTCCATGAATCAAGTGCAAAGGTGACTATTTCCTTTGGGATAAAATCTCTTAGGACAACATATCTGTTCTGAATAAAGTGTGCAGTAATTTTATTTGTTTTACTTTGAAATTTTTTACCGTCAGCCTCTACTATATAAGTGTCTTTGTCTTCAAATGGCACATGCTTCACAATCTTCCTCCCCTTCATCATTGTTCACTGAATCTAACATGGGTGGGATATAATCATTCATTGCAGAATTTTCGTCCTTAATCACGTCTTCAGTTTTACCGTCCATGGTGTTTTGATAATAACTTGTTTTCCACCCGTATTTATATGTGTTCAACATGTCCCTCGCCATTACTGATACTGGAACTTCTCCGTTCTCATAGTTCTCGGGATTGTATGACCAGTTTCCACTAATTGCTTGGTCAAAAAACTTCTGCATAACTGCAACCACATTAATGTATCCTGTATTATCAGGCATATCCCATAGTAATGTGTAAGAGTTCTTCAATATAGAATATTGTGGAACTACCTGTTTAAGAGTTCCCTTTTTACTCTTCTTAACACTTAGGTGGTCTCTAGGTGGTTCAATACCATTCGTTGCATTAGAGACGACTGAGGAACTCTCAGAAGGCATTTGTGCAGTCAATGTAGAATGTCTTAAACCATGTATTTTAATTTCTTTTCTCAGTCCTTCCCAATCCATTTTAAGATTGTTAGGAACTAATTCATCTACGTCTTTCTTGTAATGGTCAATAGGTAGTAGACCTTCTGCATATTTTGTTCTATCAAAATCAATACATGCACCATTTATTCGTGCAAGATTGTTTGAAGCTTTGAGAAGGTAGTATTGGAATCTCTCTGTTAAGTCATGAACCAGTTCCCAAGCTTTAGGGTCGTCATATTTAACCTTGTTCTTTGCAAGGTAATGTGCTAGTCCTATATAACCAATCCCAAGACTTCGTCTTGCAATGGTTGACATTTCTGCAGCTTTTACTGGATACTCTTGGAAATCTATCAGTTCTTCAAGTCCTCTCACTGATAGGTCACAAAGAGATTCCAACTCCTCTTCTTTAACTATTCCTACATTGATTGCACTAAGAATACAAAGTGCAATTTCTCCACCACCTTCAATATGTTGAATTGGGTCTGTAGGAAGTGTAATTTCTTGACATAGATTACTCATGTTTACTTTGTCTATAAATGAACTATGTGAATTACTATGGTCAATATTCATTATATAAATTCTACCTGTCTCGGCACGTTCTTTTAATAAACTAGAGAATAGTTCTCTTGCATTGACTTTAGTTTTTGGAATAGAATATGCATTCTCATACTTCATATACAATTCGTCAAACTCGGGTGTTCCAAATGCATCATATAATCCTTCTACCTCGTGTGGTGAGAATAATGTAATGTCTTCGTTCTTTAAGAAACGTTGATAAAAGAGTTCACTTAATTGTATTGAGTAATCAAGTTTACGAACTCTGTTATCTTCTGTTCCTTTGTTATTCTTTAATACTAGAATGTCTTCTATTTCTTGGTGCCATATTGGGAAATGGACTGTCGCACTTCCTCCTCTGACACCATTTTGGGTGCAACATCTAACAGTTGATTCAAACTTCTTAAGGAAAGGTATGACTCCAGTATGTTGGACTTCACCTCCTCTAATTCTTGAACCAAGTCCTCGTATTCTCCCTGCGTTAATTCCGATACCAGCTCTTTGTGCAACATATTTTCCAATCGCCATATCACTTGAGAAGATACTGTCGAGAGTGTCGTCTGTATCGACAAGGACACACGATGCAAATTGTCGTAAAGGAGTTCTAACTCCAGCCATGATAGGGGTTGGGATATTGATTTTGAATTGTGAGATTGCGTCGTAATATTTTTTGACATAATCTAATTTGTCTCCTAGTTCACCACCATACTTTTTAAATAAAGTCATGGCAATTAACATATACATGAATTGTGGTGTTTCATATACCAATCCACTTGACCTATCTTGCACTAGATATTTGTCTACTATTTGTTGTAATCCAGCATATGTAAATGTAAGGTCACGTGAGTGTTTGATATATTTGTCTAATGTTTCTAACTCTTCTTCCTTATACCATTTCAATATGTCATCGTCATATACTCCGTAGTCTATGTTTCTCTCAATGATTTCTTTAAGAGGTGGATAGATTTCTGAATCCTTCCACTTTGTATTAAAGACTTGTTTTTGAATTGCAAATAGAAGTAATCTAGATGCAACGAATTGATAATTTGGTGACTCTAATGATATCAAATCACTTGCACTTTTTACAAGAATCTTTTGAATTTCTTTTGTTGTGATTCCGTCATAAAATTGTAATCCACTATTCATTTCTACTAATGACTCTGATACACCTGTAATTCCTTTACAAGCTTTGTGAACCATTTTGTGGATTTTATCTAAATCTATCTCTACCCTTGACCCGTCTGATTTTAAAACTTTTATGTCTGAATTCATATCTTCTTATACTCCTGTAATTTTGCTTTTGCTGAGAGACCACTGTAAGTATTAGAATCTATTATTTCTACTATTTCTTCTTGTGTCAAACCACCAAGAACCATATCATTAATATCTTTAAATTCACTCACTCTTCTTTCATTCCATATGCATACATTATAACCAAGGTCTATGACCTCATTAATCTTTTTGATTATTTCTGTATTTCTTGGTTCGTTATCATAAATGATTATTGCATTTTCCTTTAACGAGTCATCTATTTTTTTGAAATCACTACCACCAACTGCTATACTATTGGGTAGGAATAAACTGTCTATCGGCCCCTCAGTCACATAGATAGTTTTAGTTTTGTCCACGTTTTGTATGTTATAGATAAGTGGCACGTCATCTAGGAATCTCATGGTTAAGTATCTAAGAGGTGAATCGTTTATTGCACGACCAGTGATACCAACTAATTCCCCGTCTTCTCTAATGAACGGTAATATCAGTCTTGGGTCTTGTCCCAACACTCTGTCTTTATACTTATGTGATAATAAATTTAAAGATTGTGCATGGGGTGTAAACCAAAGTTCTTCTTGTCGGTCTTTTGGAATCTGTCTTGAATCAACAAATTCTTGTGCAATCACCTTGTCGGATACCTTAAAGGCTACTGCACTCAAATCGACTTTCTTCATATTTAGTAATTCTTCATTTGGAGTGAACTTAAATTCGTTTGCACTCAACATTTTTTGATTCTTAGGTTTTACACCTTTCTCTTTCAACCACTCTTTTAGGTATTCTTTATGAATTACTGGAAAGTGGTCTTTGATAAAATTAATTGAAGATGTCGAATGACCACAATTGTGACATTTATACACAAAACTTTGACCCACTGTAAAGTGGAATCCACGAGCTTTAAACTGATTCTTTTGGGAATCACCACAATAAGGACACCGATGATTCAGTGTATTGTCGTTCTTCCATTTCCCTAGTTCAACAAGTGAAACAATACGGGAAAGATATTTTCTCTCTAACCATAGCATACATTCATTATACTATAATCAAAGAGAAAATACAAGTGGGTTTATCCGTCTATTATTGCCTGTAGTTCTGCAAGTTTCTCGTTATGAGTGACCATAGAAGCATCGTATGAAGCTTGAGCAAGTGTCAAGGCTTCTCCATCTAAATCAGACGCAGGTGCGACTGGAGGATTTGCTTCTAATGATGCTTTTGCGTCAGCGGCAGAAAAGTCGGTTTTAACTTCTTCTGACATGTTAATCTCCTGTTAAATTTAACCTTTTATTTAGGTTTTTTCGGAACTCTTATGACTGTTGGTCTATCTAAAATTTTAGTTGTTAAGACCCTTGGTGTCTTTCCACTAGGATTTGATATAAGTGCAATACTTGTAATCAATAATAACACTGCAAGTGGGTCAAACACAAAGATAAGTGCAAAAATCACCCATCTAATTGCATTGTCAAGATACTTGACAGACTCTTCTTGTCCATATATGACCTCTGCAATATACTGTATCGGCCCTACTTCTCGTTCAAAACCGAGTATTTCCTGTTCGAAAGGAAACTTTTCCTCTCTTAACTCTTGTATTGTATCATATATGTTATCAATCTGTCTATTGTATTCTTCAATGTTTTCTATTTTTTCGTCTGCATTTCCGTTTGATAGAGTTTGGAGTCTACTGATTTCTGCATTTGAAGTGTCTATAGTTTTTTGTGCATTTTCTCTATACTTGTCAATATTACTCTGTTGTTCTTTGATATCTGCACGTATTTGGTCTCTTTGTTCCTTCTGAGAATCATATAATTGGTCTGCTTGTGCAACATAATCAATGACTCTAACCTCGTCATTAAACACTCCCTCGTCCACTGTAATCGTCTCTACACCCTTGTTTCTAAGTTCCGCTACCTGAGTATCAAGTGTTTTCAGTTCAACTCTTAAACTATCGATTTGACCTTGTGCGAAGTCTATATCCCCTTGAACTCTATCCCATGCACCGTCTCTTATCTCTATTTGTGCATTGACTGAATCAGATACGTCTAGTCCACCCGAATTTAATCCACTAATTCTCTCTTCTAATAGTGTAATTCTGTTCTCTTCTCTACCAATCTTTCCGTCAATCTGATTGATTTCCTGTTGTGCAAATTCGGTTGCATATGAAGTGTCTGAACTTGCCTTTGCAAGGTATCCAAAAATCCCGAGTGAGGTAATTAACATTAACACTACAACACTTACCACCAAATAATACTTAAAGTAATTCAACTTCTCCCAAAACATGTGTAAGTAAGCCGCACTGACAATCTTACCAAATTCCAATGCACCTGCCATGATAACGATTCCTAAGAATGCACCACTGAATATGGTTGCAAGCCCAAGAACACTGAAATATGCAGCTATACTTGCAATTCCAATGGACGTAATAAGGGCTAGGTAATTCAAAAATTTCATAACTTAAATGTATCGTCTTAAGAGTTTATACATGTTATCTGTATCGTATCTCTTATCTCTTTTCTTTTTTTGCATTGTTGGAGGCATACTAATTGCACCTCCTGTAGAATTCATTGGTGCATCTTCATTTATCTCTTCGACTTTCATATACTTGAATAATTCTTTACCAAGATATACACCTGCTTCAAAGTCTGAAGGATAATGCAATCCTGCTATGACTCTACCGAATCCACTAATCTTTGCACCGTTCATAATTCCCTGTTGGTGTTGTGGATACATTTTACTGTAATATAATCCTACAACATATGGTTGTGTTGTATGTCCACTAGGGTATGAAGGTGTCTTACTTGTTTCTGTTTCAAATCTTTCGAATTCCATTCCTAAATGTTCTGCAACTTGATATGGTCTTGCACGATTGAAATGGTTTTTGTGGTGTTTGATTACTGGACTACATTGTTTTCTGATAAAGTCTATAGTGTCTTGACTGTATTCTAAGTCATGGTCGTCCATGTATTGTTTGATATAGTATGCACCGTCCTCGTCACAATTGATATATTGTTGTTTCTGTTCTTCTGTTGCACCTTTTACTAACTTCTGAACTTCTTTCAGTTCTTCTACAACTTTTGAACCTTTAGGATATGCACCTAACATTATGGTTTCCCAACCTTCGTCCCATAGTGTAAGTTGTTTATACTTGGGTTTCTTTAAGTCCTTTTGTTGACCAAAGGTAAGGTTATCTATTTCTTGTATTGATTCAATAAACATCATCTGCAGTCAATATGACTCTCTCCTCGTTTATGTGTCCAATGTATGTTTGAATACCATATATCCTTTCGTATTCTGAATGAATAAGGACTTGGTCTTTGTGTTGGTGTATGATTTCACCCTGTTCTTTGATTGGGAATCTAACACTATATGTTTCACCAATAATCAGTTTACCAACATTGATTGACTCACTGATTGTTTCTGCAGTGAGTAGTTCTTGTTCTTTTAAATGTCTGTAAAACTTTTCGTATAATTCCTCACCTTGTTCATCGTCAAGTTCCGCCTCTTCTTTTAATAATAGAAGTGCAATTGCATACGAAGCGAATTGTGTTTTTCCGAAAGGAACTTTCTCAATGATTTTCTTTAGATTGAATACAAGTCTATGTAAAGGTGTGAGTGAAGATTTCTCTGCCTTGGTGAATGGTTCATTGGGAACCATTTTCCCGTCTTCATTCTCAATCTTTTTGATTCTGTTTCCATTCGTATCAATGAAACCAAATTTATAGGCCTTCATTTTATTGAAAGGTGTTGTTAACATCTTCAATATACGGAAAACTATGAGTGTGTCGACAATCCTCATTTTTCTACCTTTTTATTCATAGAACTATTTAGGTATTTTTAAAGGTCTCGCAATCGTTCTACAAGATTTTCGTCAATAGGAATCTCTATTTTCCAACCTTCCTCTATGTATTCTAGGTATAATAACATAGTTTTTATAGAAGACCAGTAGTTGTCGTCTTTGATTTTGAACTCTAACATTCTCATGCAAGCGTCATATCCAAAGACATTGAATAGACATATGAGGTGGTTTAACATGAGACGTTCTCGGAGTTCTCCGTTCTCATGATATCGGTGTAATAACCTTTTAAGGTATCTGAATCTGCGTAGGTCTTCTTGAAAATCCTCCATGTCTTCACATTGAGGGTCGTCATAGTGTTTCATTGCATATGCAGAAAAGTTTTTTGCTGTGATTTTGTCAAATAGACTCATAATGTAATAGTATGTAGGTGTCCCCGAAGGGACACTACTTTAAACTAAAGAACCGATAACTTTATAAGTTCCGTTGTCGTTCTGTTCGTATTTCACATTTAGTGATACGATTTTTTCTTCTCTTTCAAATTCGTCATGTGGTGTATCAACTGTTTTACCAGTAATAACTCCATATCTATTGAATTGAATGTCGAATGAACCTTCTTCTGATGCAAACTCTAAGTCTGATTCACCAGTTTTATTAAGTCCTAATAGAGAAAGTTTTGCTTCCATTTGTGCAACAGCGGCTTTTGGATTCAACCATTCTGATACTGCAGTTTGACCTAAGATTGCATTAACCTTAGCTTTAACGTCTGCATCGTCTATATCATGTGGGACTTTTTCTGAACTTAGTCCAGCTGCACCCACAAAAAATGCGTTAGAATCTGTTGGAATTTGACTTCCACCCTCTTCAATAATGAAGTTCTTAAATGTTTTCATAATTTATCCTCTATTAACTGTCTGATAATACTGTATCGTCATCAACATCAGGTGTGTTCACATCTGAGTCGTCATCAAAGTCAGCAACGTCAGCACCCATTGAACCTGAAGACATTGCAACCAATGTTTCAAATTGAGTTCTTGACCCTACTACTTTTCTTAACACCCAACCTTCTGAATTAACACCAGCAGTCGCACCGACCTCAGCTGTATCAGCACCATAACATTCTGCTTTATCAGCAGTGTTAAGATATTTTGGTTTAGAAGCTTCGTTGTCTAATAATCCCCAAAGTGCCATGTTTTTCTCCTAGTTATGCAACCCTTAAGATTGCTTTAAATGCTTTATCGAAAGACTTTTTGTCTTTTTGTAATAACTGTAGGTATTTAGACCGAAGGGGTGTCTTAACCTTCATTAAAACGTCATGAACTTTCACCGCATCGTCTCTTTTTACCTTAATTTTCTGCATATCGTCTGTTCTGACCTCACCATCTTTAGTTCCGTCTTTAAACTTACGAAGTTGCATTAACATTGCAGCGTCAGGTCTGTTCTGAACCCCTTTTGCTTTGGATTGGAATGCATCTAATGCTCTTTGATACACTTCGTCTTCTTCAGCTTCTGCATACTTACCTTTTGCCATTGTAGATATTTTATCTAACTTGGCTTTTAAATCTTTCTCGTTCTTTGCTTGTGATACTGCACGTGCAATCTTCTTATTACCCGTGTCTGACATCATTCCAAAGTCACCAATCTTTTCCATGACTGCATTGACTTTTTTTGCATCTGTTTTAACGTATCCGAGTTTCTTAAGTTTCTCTTTAAACGTTCTGTATCTTGCGTCTACTCTATCCATTACTTCGCCATCACTTTATGTTTTGTAAGTAATGCTTTATACTTTGCAGATGCAGCTTTGAATAACTTACCTCTTCTCTCATATTCTTTTCTTTGAGAAGTGCCTTCATCACCCATAGGAACAAATACTCCGTCCCATCTTAAATCGTATTCCTTTTTTGCATCCATAATTTGTTTCTGAACATTATCTGGCAACTCTTTTAACTTGTTTACATTTACCATTTCGTCTAAGGATTCTTTGTTGAGAATTTTTTGAGTGTTTACTTTACCAATAAGTTGTAAGATGACATCTCTTGCTTTAAGAACTACTTCGTAATCTTTATTATACTTTGTGTTTGCAAGTTCTTTATCACCCATTTTAGCAATCTTTTGATAACCTTTTAGAACTGCTTGCATATCTTTAGATAATTTTTTTAGTGAATCAACTTCTTTTTGTTGCACTTCTTGTAAGTGCATCTCACGATATGTTTTAAATAAATCTTTCATGTTATGTGGCATTATACATCTCCTTACCATTAGAATATTTTTCCATATCCTTCTTCAGGTCATCATAGATTTCATTTCTAAGTTTACCTAATTCCATAGACATATGACCATATTCGTTATGCAGTTTGTCGATTAATTCTAATTTTTTTACTGACTTTTTGTCACCCATTGATTTTGCAATGTGTATGAGTGATTTAGTGTGTTCGTTTCTATCAGTAAGTTTTGCAACTTTATCGATATCATTTTGTTTAAATTCTTTTTTTTCTTCAAGATTTTCTGATTCCCACATTTGTCTGTAAGAATCCATGACTGATTCATTTTTCTTTTTCTTTGCAATTGCGATTGCAGCTTGTTGAGCAGGTGATACTGCTTCTTCGACTTCTTCTTTGAATTTCAATCCAAGTCTTTTCTCATGTTTTTTGAGAAGTTGTGAAATTGTCATGTTTTTATTTGATGGTTTTATGAAATCATCAGCAAGTTCGTCATCTGATAGATATTTCATATCTAACTCATCACCAATCTTTTGTCCTTCAGGTGAACCAACTTTTACATTTTGTTTACCTTTGAGGAGTTTTTGCATTCCTGCAATTGCCTTTTTCTTTTCTGAAGACTTTCTGTCAAAGATACCAATTGACATTGTGCCTTCTTGAACAGAATTCTTCTGCATTATTCTTTGTGCAATGTCAACAAGTGTAGAGATGTTTGACTTCTCCATTTTCTTCTTGTTTGAGTCGTTTACTTTATTGTAGATTTGAGAAATCATTGATGCAGTAAACATATCAATCATTATACCACCAACTTTAGCTGCACCTTTAGTGTCAACTATCTTTTGAATATCAGGCATAAGGTTTTTACCTTCTGTCAATGTTCCTTCGTCAATAATTGACATTATGAAGTCTTCTGCATCGTCTTTACTACCTACTTCACCTGTTTGTGAAGCCCATGTTAGTAATTCGTCTTCTACTTTTTTAGGTAAATCTTTATCGTTTTTTCTGAGTGAGTCAATTGCACGTTTATGTTTTGTGATAAGTTTTTTCCAATCTCTATCTCTTGGATACATTTTGATTACTTTTTTGTAATCTTCGTCTAACATATCGAATGAATCTCTGAATGATTCTTCGTTTGCAAACTTAAGTGCAGTTTGAACTTCTTTTGTTTTTAGGACTTTATCCCCGTAATAGTCTTTAATGGATTTGATTGCAATATCCATTGCACCACCAAGGTCTAATGCAACCTCGACTGCTTTCTTGATTACTTTGTCTTTGACTTTGTTTCTACGGAAATAGACTTGAATCTCACGTCCAGTAAGTTTCTGTTTTCCATAAGGGCCGAGAGGATTAACTTTCCCGTCCTTATCTAATACTTTCTTAGCTTCATAAAAGAGGTTCATGGTTATTCCCCTGACATCTTTACAGCAACTGATACTGCTTTCTTAAATCCCTCTTTGTCCCCAGTAAGGATAACGTTGAATTGACCAATTGAAGCAATCTTTTCGATTTCTACGTTGTCAACAAAACTCTTAACTTTGGTTGCAAATTGTCTTGCTTCTGCTTTGTCATGAAATACGAATGAAACATTTGCTTCGTCAATTTCTTTCATTTCGTATTTTTTCTTTTTAGAAGAATCACAAGTTCCTTCTTCTACTTGTTCTTCTTTTTCACCTTTGTAGTTCTTATCGATATAGTCGAAGAACTCTTTTTTCTTATCATTAGATAATTCAGCAGGTGAAGTGACACCAAATTTCTTTAGTGTATCTTTAAAGAAGTCCTCATATTCTTTAGACATCTTTAAGATTTTCTTTGAATCTTCTACGAGTGATTTAGGTAGGTCATGTATCATTGTTCTAGTTCCCCTTTTTCAAAATAGTTAAACATTTTTTGTTTACCTTCTTCGTTAAGTCTTAACTGTTTTGCAAGTCTACCTAACATGTTTCGTTCTACGAGTTTCTCTGCAGATTTTTCAACTGTTTCTTCTGATTGAATTTGAACTTCATCGTCTAAAGGTTTGACTCCTGCATCTTTGAATATTTTCATCAGTTTGTTATTGGTAGGTAATGTAATCTTTTTCTCTTTACCTAATTGTGCAACTAACTTTGAAAATCCTTGTGGATTTTGTTTCTGCATTGATTGAACAACTTTAACACCAGTCATAGATAACATCTTTGCAACACCGTATTGTGAATCTTTATCACCTTTTAGGTTGAATAACTTATCAATCATTGCACCAGCGGATGCTTCTAGGAGAATTTCTTCTTCAATTACCTCTTCTTCTTTAAAGAATGTAGATAATTCTTCTTCAATTTGGTCGTTAAGAATATCGTCTGCAGACTTTTCTACACTCCCTTCTTTCAAGGCAATGTGTCCACGGACTTGTTCTAGTTTCTCTTTCCAGTTTTCTGATTTATAACTCATAACAGTATTATTTATAATTATTTATTGTTCACACTTGGGGATATGTCATTAATTCCTTCTTCTGCAGTCGATTTAGCTGAGAATGTGGAATCTTCTTTACTTCCTCTATTTTATTTATTGCAGTATTATAACTGATTTTTCCCTTATGATATGCACTCAAATACCAACATTTATACTCTCTACAAGTGTGAGGTCTCTTGTGGTATATGTCACATTTGTTATCTTCTAGTAAATGTTCACAAGGATAAACAGTTTTATATGAAGTAATGTGTTTAGTTTGATTTATTGACACTGAAGGTATAAGATTCCAGTGTGTTTGTATACGATTTTTGTTGAAAAGTTTCTCTTCTGACTTATGTATAGGAATTGCATTAAACAAATTTCCTCTACAACAGAGTCCACATTCAAGACATAAATCTTTTTTCTCTTGTTCCATTTTCTATACGAAGAACTAAGTCTCCTTCACCTTTTAATAATCTATGATACTGGTTTTTCAGTATAAAATAATCCTTTCCTGTTTCCAATTCAACTGGTAGTTCGTCATCTTTCTGCAACTTCCAGCTCTGTCCCTGTAATATATGAATACTTCTATGAGTATGGTCTCTATGCCAAACCAATTCCTGTTCGTCTACGTCCCCCAAAAACGTTCTAATGACGTATTTCCTTTCAGTCCCGTGTTGGGTGTATACTTGGTCTTTATAAGGGTTAGTCATCTATCTCGGGATAGTAATTATTATCCCTTTCGTTATAACCATAGAAACTTCCTTCTTTCTCTATATTAAACAAACCTTGAACCCAATTATCGGCACAATCCTCTGCATATGATTCTGAATGATTGTATAGTTGTCTTGTTTCTAAGAGTTTTTTCTCTTCGTATAGGTCTACTTCAAAACCTTCTTTTGACTTAAAGATTTCAGCATATCTGTCGTCTTTTGCATAAGTATGATATAATTCTCTTTTCATTATGTATCTCCATTACCAATAAAAATTTCCCCCGTCTGATAGACCTAACTGTTTTGCATAGTAAGGTAATCTACATGCCCAATATGATGCAGTAGTTTTATCTTTCTGTTGTGAACACTTATGTCGTGCAGCGAAGGATTTTCTTGCTTTCTCGTTTCCGAGTTTCACTTTGAGACCTGTAGTGTCTCCCCATGTGACTTTTTTAATCTTTTTAGTTTGTGGGTCTCTAACATATACATAGTATTTCTTAGGGCCACCTGCTTTTGGTTTGTTGAGTTCGGGTTCTTCTTCTTCGTTTATAAACTCGTATTGTGGACAATCTAGTGGAACTAATTCTCCCTCATACACTTCGAACTCACCAATATCTGTTTCCATTATATTCTTATCAACTTCAGTAAGTCTGTATCGGTCTTCTTTGATAAGGTTTCTTGCTTCATTAATACATTCAAAATACATCATAGAACCTAAACGAAATGGATTGTCTAGTAGATTGGTTTTTTCTTTTTGAAGTGTATCGAGTGTTTCGTTGATTGCAATTTGAGAAAATGTTTTCTTTGAATCGTGATATGATTTTTGATTCTCTTTTACGTATTTCTCAACTGATTGACCAGGCGTATCTTCTTGATATGCTTTTACTGTTTCGTCTGTTCCCTGTTCGTGAACTCCGTTGTCGTGTTTATTTCCTGCCACTTGGAAGTATCCCCTTCTCTTTCAATTTTCTAAGTCTTGGTTCTGTTCTATTGTATTTTTGTGATACAATTGATAAGTTAGACTTGTCATTATTCATAGGATTGTTGTCCTTATGGTGAACGTCCTTTCCTTTTATATCTTTTCTATCTTTAAGACTTCTACGTGCTTCATTTCTTTTTGCACGTCTTTTTATTTGTTCGGGTTTAGAGTGATAATCTGCATACTCTTTTTTATAATCTCTTTCTTCTTTCGTGTTTTGTTTCTCTGAAGCCTTTCTTTCTGCTTCACGTTTAGATTGAATCTGTTTGTCTAGTGTTTCTTTTTCTTTTTGTTGATTGACCTTCTCTGTTTCTCTCTCGTGTCTATCAGTAAGTGCTTCTAACTCTTCTTCGTGTCTTTTCTTTAATCTTTCGAGTTCTTCGACCTGTTTTGCTTTTAGATTTGCAGCGTCAACTGCAGCGTCTTCTTGTATGTTATCACCAAACTTAAGGAATAATTTTCCTTTCTGTTGTTTCTTATCAGTGACTTTCATTTTAACATATGAACCCAACTGATTAATCATTCCTAAACCTTTTTCGGGGTTTCTTTCATATTCCTTTTCAACCATTTTCATTATGTTTTTGAAAATGTATTCTAAGATACTTCTCCAATCAGTGACAAGTTTACCTTCTTCTATTGATTCTGATTTACCTTGAACTTTCTTTGCAAGGTCTTGGTCTGCACCACCCCATGTTCCACTGGATTTAGTCACAAAAGAATTAACACGTGCATGTCCCCATTGTTCGGGTGTAGTTCCTGGCCTATGTCCACCTTTCCAAGCTGCAACTCCACGTTTGTAGACTTGTTTTAGAATACCAACTGGCATTCCACTCTTGTCTGCTTTCTTTTGTAGAGATTTATCAGCTGCACCTTCTCCAAACATTTTCTTATATTTCTTAGTGTGTTGTGAAGGTTTTGTTTCTGCTTTTGAATCGCCAGGTGCTGGTTTAAATGCGTCTTCACCTTCTTTATCTTTATTATTCTTAAAGTGGTCTGCACGTTTATCTTTTGTAGACTGAGACATTTCGTCTCCGTCTGCGTCTTTAGCATAATACTTCTTAGGTTGAGAACCTTTCTTGCCTTCAACTTCTTTGTCTTGTTGGGTCTTACGTAATTTTTCTCTAAGTTCTTCTAACATAATACTATTTAGTTCGTTTTGCATCCAACTCTCGTTGCTTCCATTGTAATGCAAGTTTGTTTTTAGGGAATGAAGTAGACCAACCTAACAGTTTACTGTATAGTGAATTTGCCTTTTTATCGAGACTTGCAAGGTCATCA